AAAAAAGAAAAAAGGGAGGTAGTAACCTACCATGAGTAACCGTAATCGGCTTCCAAAACTACATCTACAAGCTCACAAAAAATACAACTACCTAAACCTGTGCTAACTAACAAGCTCTCGAATACATCTATCTGGTTCAATGTTAAACTATACCTAGCATAGAAACTTTCGGTCGTATGAAAAAGAACAGGTCTATCCTGACTTTTCAAAATGTCGAAATGTTTTGGTGATGCTATGATCAACTGCTCTGTATGTTCCCACTCAGCTCCGAGAATGTACTCAAAGTATGGGCAAAGGTGTTTAAGCACGGGATAATACCTATTATACTTGAAAAAACCAAAAGTGAGAAGCGACTGGAAATAAAGACACTTCAACTCATGTGTATCAAACATTTTTGGGTAAGAAATATCCGGCAACTGATTAACACATTTACCACTATACCTAAAAAGAACTCCTAAATTTACCATATGTTCTAACTTACCATTTAAATAAAAAGGTGACTGTTTTAAAAACTGGAGCTCTTCAATCCGTTCAACTCTTTGATACGAAAATCTATGTCCCATAATAAATCCAGCACATGTAACTAAAGCTATACACATCTTATACCCTCTTTCTAATAATTTATTTACAATATATGCCAAGTCCGGGTAAACAGGGTTATTCTTAACCGTAGTGTCCCCCAGCCCACTTGGCAAATACAACGTCAACGGCTGCAACTCGAAGAAATTGCGCTTATCCTCATCATACACCCTAACAATTGATGAAACTGTTTGCATGTAGTTGTCAGCTTGATCAATAGACATACCGCACAACTTGGTGAAGTGCAGATGTGAGAACGTCCCATGTCCACTATCATTTGTTGAAATATCAATCAAGTAAGTGAACCTCTCAAAACTATCCCACCAAGTCATCAACCCATCGTCACTACTGTTCGTCACTAAAATCTCATCAGTGTGGTTCAAATGCCTTTCAAACATTCCTAAGATGTCAAAGTAATTTTGATCACCTTGATACCAACACCTAAACCGTCCGAAAACAAGCACTTTTCCGTTCGTAAATTTTTTCCAGGAATTTGCAAAATGCACTCTTATCAACGAACCTTCAGTCGTGACGTCAACGACGATTCTTCCATACTTTCCGTACTTAGCGTACTCTGGACATTTTAAAAACCAGGTTACGAAATCAAAATATGTCCTCCTAGCAATTCTACCTTCAATCTCAACCTGCTTATACCTGGCTTGCCTCAACAACATCTTCTGATGCGCTTCCAGCGTGAGCAAGACTGCACCCTCAGAGGTGTCAAACTCGTACTCATGCCTCCCTATTTGCTCATCCCAAATGCGACAGATATCATCAGAATTTTCAAGATAAAACTTACGTTGGTTAGCAATCAATGCCTCATGAAAACTATTACCGAGACTATAATCGTTATCAGGGAACAACAATTTTAGATTACCTACCTCATCCTGATCTTTTTTGCTTTCCGGTTCTTTTAGCTTAAACTGCCTAGACATTGCACCATTCATACTTCCATTGCACTTCTTGTAAACAAACGCCGCATGACCAAAACTGAAACCAAAATGATAAAAGCAACTGTCCCTTTTCTCCTTAACCATATTTTCCTTGATCTTTGGAAACTTAAACGTCACAGTGTCTATATCAAAGTATTTTTTACCAGTAACAACCTCGAACAAACCAGGCATCACCTTCCAATCACCCCTGCAACCTTCAATAAATACTTGAAAACACTCACCGAAAAAATACACGCCGGCGTCTCTCCTGCTCCATCTATCATAGACAGTGTAGGAGAGGTTATCCACCACAAGCGGTATCCCTTCTCAGACCTTTCCACGAAAACTTTTTACCTGATCAGTAATCGGCGTTAATGCGCCTTGCCCCTTAGCGAACTGAATGGTCTTCGTTTGCACGAAATAGATGATTGTATTTAAAAGGGTGACTGAATTTTCATACATCATGTAACCTGTCAAACACTTCTCAGTGCAGAGTTGCGCAACTTTCTCACCAACTTTCCCAGGCATGTGCGTGAAAACGTTTGTGAGCGTTACAGAACTACCCGTAGCGGAAAGCGGCGCATATGAGGACCACAACAAGTTAAACAACTCCGAGTATATATCGACTTCCTCAGAATAATTAAAACAGCCCGAGAGCAGATCATACTGCTCATTGCTTAACCTCCTATCCTTTTCCGTTGAGCAAGCTTTACCCCACATCCACCTACGCAGACTCGAAATGTCGTCGGCAACAACGTCTGCACTCCCGGAAACAGTAGACAAAGTGCACGCAGTAATGTACGGCAGAAAAAGCAACATATCAGCGAAGGAACAAATTCCTGCTCTGATGTAACTCCTCCCTAATGCCTCAGTGGAATCAACGTTGCCGCACTGACCCTCACCACCCTTTAAACTAGAGTGCTTTGTTTTCGTGTACATCAAATATTTGAAAATGGAAACGGACACCCTTTTATAAACGGGATCATCTAATGGTCTTGCCTCAATCTTCAAATTTAAGCCGATATTGACTTTCCGACGTTTCTCTTTCAGGAGAAATCCTAACCCAAATTCGGGCGGAGGAGGAGGTATTGTAGAAGGGGGCGCGGGGGGGACGTAAGTAACATCAATAGTGTCAATCTTTTCAACAAACTTAACAACGGAACTCCCGATGTACTGGGCAGTACTGGAAACAGCAACCGCACATTCCTTAAAGTTTCTCGAAACATTCTCCAAAGATGCATACTTACGAGCACACCCCTTCAAAAAAGTCACAAACCCGGGAGCGCAAACTCGAATCATCTGCTTTAAAACTTCCCT